CGGGGGGGGGGCGCGACGATCGACCCGCGCACCGGGGAGCCGCTGCCGCAAGGCGCCGACGCCTACGCTTTGACGGTGAAGCCGCACGGGCTCAAGCAGGTGCAGATACCGGAGGGCGCGAGCGCGGCCGAGTTCAGCGCGGCGATGGATGAGGCCAAGGCACGGTTCGCCCGTGAACTGGAGAAGGGCCAGCATTACCTGGGCGTGTTCCACGACGATGAGAACCACCGGATCGACATCGACCCGGTGATCGTCGTCGGGACGATGCACGAGGTCGAAACCATTGGGAGTTACAGCCACGCGATCGGGGGGGCCTACCACTTCGCTACCGGCGACGGCGCCTGGCCACCTTATGTCGATCCGAAGCTCTGACCTGGGGGTTTGGTAGCCTCCGCCCATGCCACGAGTGCTCACCGCCGACCGCCAGCAGTACGAGCGCGCCCGTCAGGAGCGCCGCCGCACCGATCCTGAGTACAAGCGCAGGCGCAACGCTCGGGCACGCCAGCGGTACGCCGAGGACCCGGAGTACCGGGCGTGGGTGCGGGCCTATCAGAGCGCGTACCGCAAGCGCGGCGGGGTGGATCTGAACACCCGGCGGACGCGGATCGCTCGGGGGATGACCTGGACGCCAGCGGAGGAGGCCGCGTTCATCGCGGCTACGGTGTGCGAGGTGTGCGGCGGGCCGCCGACTAAGCGGGGCCTGTTCGCTGATCACTGTCATGACTGCCGCCGCTACCGTGGCCCGCTCTGTCATCGGTGCAACGCCGATGAGGGCGTGCTGCGGAAGTGGGGCGCGGTGTGCCCGCCGGGCAGCCCAATGCGGATCTACATGGACCGACACGCTTGTGAGGGGGTGCCGCGTGCCGCCTGACAAGCGCAAGGTGCATTTCAAGGGGCCGGGCGCCTGGCTGTCGCAGGCGGAGGACGCCCAGGCCGAGACGGCGCCCCCGGCGGCAGCTTTGGAGCCGCACACGATCCAGCGGGGCCTGGACTGGGCGGCGGAGGAGTACGAACTGCTGCGCGCGTTCAACCCGCGTGAGCCGCGCGACGCGCACGGCCACTGGGTGCACGGGGCGGGGCATGTGCAGACCCTCGCCGGGCTCGGCCAGGGCAAGCGTGCCCCGGCGGGCGGGGAGGGGATGCGCGGGCCGGACCCGACGGTGGCCCAACTGGCGACGATGGTCCGCGATCTCCAGCAGCAGGTCGCGGCGCAGCAGCGGCGGCTGCACGTCGAGGACACCCGGCGCGGGGATCAGTTGCACGACGTGGTGGACAACATCCGCACCGAGCACGCCAAGCTGATCGCCGGGGAGCGCGCGGATGTGAAGGTGTCGGGGATCAGCGACGAACGGCGCAAGATCATCGTGGAGACGCTGGCGAACGTGCTGGGCCTGCTGGCGGTGGCGGGGCTGATCCTGGCCACGGCGGGGATGGCGCTGCCGCCGCTGGCGGCGGCGGGGGTCGCGGTCGGGCCGCTGATCGGCGGCGAGGCGGTCAAGCTGCTGCATGAGCGGCACCTACAGAAGCAGGCGGCCCGTGGCAAGTGATCAGGTAGTGGCGGAGATGACGCGGCTGATCGCGGCTGTCACCGGGGTGGGCGAGGCCGACGCGGCGAAGGCGGCTGCGGAGGTTGTGGCGGACGCGGCGGATCAGGTGCCCGGTGGTGATGCGAGCCCAAAAGCGAGCCGGGCGTTCAACCCGCGCGAGCGGCGCGACCCCCACGGTAAGTGGAGCCGGGGCGGCGGGGAGGCGATGAGCCTGGCCGGGGCGGTGGGCAAGGTCAAGGGCGCGCTGGCCGACACCGGGGACCCCGGCAGCGAGGACGCGATGATCGGCGCGGGCCACCAGGCGAGCCCGGCGGTGCAGGCGATGGCGCAGCGCGCCGCGACGGCGGTGGCGGCGATCACGCCGGGGACCGGCGGGGCGTGGAACGGCAGGACGGTGGTGTACCCGGAGTCGGCGATGGGCTCGTGGCTGGGGCGGGCCGGCTGGGATGGGACGCTGAATCTGCGCCAAGATGTGGCGCAGGATTTGGAGATCGCGTTCAGCGACGATCCGGCGGCGTCGATCCCCGCCGATTCGGTGAACGTGCTGGAGCACGAGATGATCCACCTGCGCGCCCGCCGCCCGGAGTGGGCGTGGGCCGACGCGCAGGCGTACAGCCAGCACAAGGGCGCGGCGAACATCGAGGAGGGGTTCACCCAGGCGGGGTCCGAGATGCACGCGCCGGAGTTCATCGGCCAGCTAGGGCTGTCTGACCGGATGATCAGCCAGGTGCCGGGGGCGCCGCCGATCGCGGGGCCGGGGGAGACGCTGGGCCAGTACGCCGGGCGGCTGGCGACGCCGAAGGGGCTGGACGCCGGCGGCTGGCACCATTACCGGATGCAGACGCGGATGGCGGCCGGGTGGACGCGGATGATCTCGGCGGGCACCGGGCAGCAGCCGGTGGAGGTCGCCGATGAGATCAACGCGCAGGGGACGGCGGACAAGCCGGCGGTGATGGCCAGGCAACTGCTCACGGCCGAGGGGCTGGCGGCGGGCGGCACGGCGCAGGCGGAGAGCCGGGTGGCGAACCTGGCCGGCATGATCGTGGACACGTTCAAGAAACGCAGCAACTTCGTCGGGCTGCTGACCACGGTGCGGATGTGGGCGGCCAAGGACAAGGAACTGTCGCCGTGACCCCCGATGAGATCGCGGACGCGGCGTGGGCGAACCCGGACTCCGCGCCGGAGAAGCTGGCCGAGCTTAACCGGCTGGCCGCCGCCGCGACCGGTGATGATCTGCGCGATATCCAGGACGCGGCCACGATGGTGGCGCGGCTGATCGACGCGGGCACCGTCCCGCCCCCTGCGCGGCCCTGAGCGCCCCCCAGCGGCGCCGCTGAATACACCTGTGTGTCATCAGGTGGGTGTGTACCCCCAACCCGTTAGAACACGTCCTGGCGTCGCCCCTGCGGCGACGGCGGCGGAGGTGAGAGCGCATGAGCGCAGACCCGTGGCTGGCCGATCAGCTAGCCGCCGCTGGGCTCGCCGGCAGCGCTCACGCGGCGCGGTTCGACCCGGCGGAAAAACGCGGCTTCCACGGCAAGTGGGTCAAGGTCGGCGGCTCCGATTTCAAGTACGACGGGCCGGCGGGCGGCGACGGGCACACCCGCGCGGTGATGGCGGTGGCCGACCTGGTGGACAAGCAGCCGGGGATGGCCGACGCGGCGACCAACATCCGCAACAGCGCCAAGGCGATGGTGGCCCGCGACATGGCGGCGGCGAACCGGCACCTGGACGGCGCGGCGTACCTGGATGGGATCTACGCGGGCGGGTTCAACCGCGACAACATCGAGGCGGTGCGCAAGAGCTACGCCGACGTGCCCAAGGGCGCGGTGACCGAGCCCCGCGAGTCGGAGGTGCCGGCGGCGCTGGGCAAGGGGCAGCGCAAACTCAAGGGCCAGCCGGTGACGCCGGGGGTGGTCGGCGCCTACGCCGGCGCGCGGCGCACCGACGATGAGGAGAAGCTGCCGTGGCCGCCGTGCTGCGCGCAGGAGATCGAACTGGACAGGGCGTTCAACCCGCGTGAGCTACGCGACCCGCGTGGCAAGTGGAGCCGGGGCGGCGGCGGTAACAAGCGGCTGCCGCTGGGGCCTGGGCCGCTCACCTCCAGCCCGTCGGGCGCGGTGACGGACTACAGCGGCGGCGCCCCGCTGGAGGCTTCCCCGTTCAAGACGGGCCGGTGGGTGGCCGCCGGCGACGCGCACCACCTGCACGGGCAGACGGTGACGGGCCGCCACATCGGCGGGCGGGAGGTCACCGGCCGGTTCGACCACGGCAGCGCGACGGTGCAGCCGCCGGGCAAGCCGCCGGTCAAGGTGTCGCATGTGCGGAAGATCCTGCACGCGATAGCCGAGGCCAACCCGTTCGGCTCCGAGAGCCCCCCGGTGCCCAACCAGTACGGCATCGGCGCGGTGGGCCGCACCGCCGAGACGGCCACCGCGTCCAGCGTGCATGAGCCGATCGGGGCGCCCGGCGGGCCGGGCCTGTGGAAGCACAAGACGTGGCAGCTACCCCCGTACATCCAGCACGTCGCCCATCACCTGATCGACAAGTTCGGCGAGTCACGCGGCATTGAGATGGCCGTGGGCATCGTCAAGAACTGGGCGGCCGGGCACGACGGCAAGGGCCACCAGGTCACGCCGGAGGTGCAGGCGGCGGCGGCCAAGAACATCGCGCAGTGGGAAGCCATGAAAGCGCGCACGGCGCACGGTGCCAAAAGGAGTGCAGACATGGGCGACGACGGCCACACCGAGGACTGCGCGTGCATCAGCCGCGCCCAGATGGCCACGGCCGACATCAACAACCTGCCCGATGAGGCGTTCGCCTACATCGAACCAGGCGGCAAGAAGGACAGTTCGGGCAAGACGACCCCGCGTGAGAAGCGGCACTTCCCGGTCCACGACAAGGCGCATGTCGCCAACGCCCTGTCGCGCGCTCCGCAGTCCCCGTTCGGCGACAAGGCGATGCCCAAGATCAAGGAGGCGGCACGCAAGATGGGAATCGGGCAGCCAGCGGCCGAGGTCGCGTCAAGGTCCGAGATGTTCCGGTACTGGCCGCTGGAGGAGTGCCGGATCATGCGCGCCGACGAGGGCCGCGAGTACGCGTCGGGGCGGGTGGTGGAGGCGTACGCGGCGGTGTTCGGCCAGGAGGCCGAGATCCGCGACCACGAGGGGCACTACCTGGAGGACATCGACCGGGGCGCGTTCGATGACGTGCTGCGGGTGATCCACCCGGCCCGCAACGGCGGGTTCTGGCGGGCCACGTGCCTGTACAACCACGGCATGACGGTCCACGGCACCCCGGCCGAGCGGTTCTCCCTGCCGGCGGGGGTGCCGATGTACCTCGGCTCCGAGGGCAAGGGGCTGCTGACGCGCACCGAGTACGCGCAAACCCCGCTGGGGGAGGAACTGCTCGAACTGGTCAACATGGGCGCGCTGCGCAGCCAGAGCTTCACGGGCGGGATCGTGCGCAGCGACCCGATGCTGCGCGGCCCCGGCGACCGGTACGGCCGCGTCGGCGGGCAACTCCAGCGGGTGCGCAGGCTGGTGCTCGGCCTGCGCGAGTACGGGCTCACGCCGTTCGCGGCGTACTCCGGCGCCGAGGTGCTTGGCGTGCGGATGCAGCTTCCCGGCGGCCTCCTGGCTGAGGAGGACTACGCCGGGGATGATGATCTGGATGCGGCAGCCCCCGCCGATGGCGGCGGCTCCGGCGACTCCCCCGAAGCGGAGCCCGTGTCCCGGTCCACCGGCAACCGGCTGTACCGGTTGCGAACCGAGGAACTGCTCAAGCAGCACGGGATCAGCCTGCCCTGAGCGGCGGGGAAAGGGAGAAGCCCAATGAGGCTCCAGGAGATGCTGGACCGCCAGTCGGCGATCCGCAGCGAACTGTCGGACATGGACGCCGACCCCGGCACCACCGAGGAGGGCGACGGCAACATCCGCGACACCCTCATCGATGAGTACGAGAAGATCGAGGAGATGAAACGGCCCGTCCTGGCCAGGATGGAGAAGATCCGGCTCATCCGCACGGCGGGCGGCGAGGACGGCGAGGGCGGCGAGGCGGTGCGCTACGACAACGGCGCCGCGTCGGCGTCGCGCAGGTGGGGCAACGGCGACACGCCCGATTTCATGATGAGGCTGGACCCGTTCGCCGATCTGGAGAAGGTGCGCGACGGGCTGGTGCGCGGCACCGACATGATCGCCCGGTCGATGTCGGTGATCGAAACCCACCACAAGCGGGGGCTGCTGCGCACTGAGAGGGCCGAGGAGGCCGCGCGCAAGGTGACCTCCGACCCGATGATCGCGCGGCACGCGCTGCTCACCGGCCACGATGAGTACGTGGAGGCGTTCCGCCAGTACCTCAACGACCCGATGGGTGAGGGGCTGCGCGCCGCGCAGCGGTCGCTCACGCTGGGCACGGCGTCGGGGGGGTACCTCCTGCCGTACGTGCTAGATCCCACCATCGTGTTGACCTCGGACGGCTCGGTGAACCCGTACCGGGCCATGTCGGCGGTCAAGACGACCACCTCCAACGCGTGGCAGGGTGTCAACTCGGCCGGGGTGCAGATGGGCTGGCTGGATGAGGGTGGCCAGGCCGCCGACCAGACGCCGGCGGCGGGGCAGATACAGATCTTCCCCAAGAAGGCGGCTGCGTGGGTCATCGCGTCGTTCGAGGCCAACGCGGACACCAACTTCGCCGACCAGCTTCCCCGGCTCCTGGCCGATTCCAAGGACATCCTGGAGGAGACCGCGTTCGCCCGTGGCACGGGCGGGGTGGGCAACGCCGGGCAGCCGTTCGGGATCGTCAACCGGCTCGGCACCGCGCAGCGGGTCCTGGCCGGCGGCTCGGGCATCCCCGCGTTCGCGCAGGGCACCGCCGGGGTGAACGGCGGCGGCGCGGGTGACGTGATGGCGCTCAACGGCGCGCTCGGCCCCCGGTTCCGGCTGAGCGATTCGGTCGGCTGGGTGATGACGATCGCTAACATCAACCGCATCCGCATCGTGGATCAGTACGGCGGCGGGGCCTTTTGGGCGAATTTGGGCCAGGGGCAGCCGCCGACGCTGCTGGACAAGCAGATCCGCGAGTCGCCGTCGCTGACGCAGACGCCCGGCACCGGCACGGCGCTGGCCGCCGCGTCGGGGGTGTTCGGCGACTGGAGCAAGTTCTACATCGTGGACCGGATCGGCTCCACGATGCTGTTCGACCCGCTGCTCAAGGGCGCGGGCACGGCCAACATGCCGACCGGCAACCAGGGGTGGTTCTACTACTGGCGGGTCGGCTCGGACGTGGCCACGGCCAACGCGTTCCGCTGGGCGACGGGCGGTACTGCCTGATGGCGACCGCCAGCGGCGAGGGCGAGGCCGGCGTGCGCCAGTGCATGTCGGCCAGCCACGCCGAGGAGGCGGCGCGGCAGGCCGCGCACGACCAGCGGGGCGCGATGCCCAGCGCCGACGATCACCCGCTGGCCGGGCTGCCGCAGCCGCCGCCGTCCGAGGCGGCCACCGTGGTGCCAACCGCCTGGTACTGACCCATCCCCCCCCCAGGGCGGCGCGGGCCGTGTTCCACCCCGGCCCGCGCCGCCTGCCACCCTGCGCGCAGCGAGGAGAACACACATGAGCCAGATGGAGATGCCCGGCACCGAGCACGCCGACCACGTGGCGGGGCTGATGTCGGAGGCGCACAGCTACGCCGACGCGCGGATCGCGCACGGCGAGCACGCGGTGCAGGGCGACGGCGACATGTCGCCGCCCTACCCCGACATGGAGCCCGCGCCGCCGGCCGGTTCGGGCGTGGACACCGACCCGTTCGCCGACCCCGGCAGCGACGCGGAGGAGGCGGGTGAGTCGGCGCGGGAGGAGGAGGCCGAACGACAAGCCGGCGAGTAACCGCCGCAGCCGCCACCGCCAGAAAGGACTCCCGCCATCGCTGCCCTGATCAGGCCACGGCCGAAAATGCTGTGGCACAGTAACGCTCCGGAGCCGATGTCCAACACCGGGTACGGCGTCCAGACGGCGCTGTTCGCGCCGCGTATCCGCGACGCCGGGTGGGACATCGCCCTGTCGTGCATGACCGGCATGTCCGGGTTCCCATCCGAATGGGAGGGGATCACCTGCCTGCCCGCCGGGCTGTCGGCGTTTTCCGCCGACATCATCGAGGGCCACGCCAACCACTTTTTTGGCCGCGACCCCGGCCTGGTGCTGATCCACTACGACGCGTGGGCGATCGGCGCCGAGGCGGTCGCCGGGCGGGCGTGCGCCGGGTGGACCCCGGTGCACAGCGACAAGCTGTCCCACGGCGACCGGCTGTTCTACCGGCTGTCGGGGGCGCTGCCGGTCAGCTTCTCCCGCCACGGCGAGCGGGCGATGAAAGCGGCCGGGCTCGCGCCGTGCTATGTGCCGCACGGCGTGGACACCTCGGTGTTCCGGCCGCTGACACCGGCCGAGCGGGGCGACACGCGGGAACGGTTCGGCCTGCCGCAAGACGCGTTCGTGATCGCGGTGGTGGCGGCCAACAAGGGCACCGACCCGCCGCGCAAGGGGTGGGGGGAGTTGTTCGCGGGGTTCGCCGCGTTCCGCGAGCAGCATCCCGAGGCGGTCATGCACGTGCATTCGATGCCGGCGACGCCGGACCCCTACACCCTGGACATGCGCCCGCTGATCGCCGACCTGGGGATCGGCGGGTCGGTGATGTTCTCCGACGACTACGGCCAGGCGGCGGGCCTGTTCTCGTCTCAGTACGTGGCGCGGCTGATCGGCTGCGCGGACGTGCTGGCCAACCCTAGCTGGGGGGAGGGGTTCGGGCTGGCGGCCATCCAGGCCCAAAGCTGCGGGGTGCCGGTGATCGTCGGCGACAACTCCGCCCAGCCGGAGTTGTGCGGCGCCGGGTGGCGGGTGCAGTGCCAGCGGTACTGGTACCCCCGCGATGAGGCGTGGTGGGCGTGCCCGTCGATCCCCGGCATCACCGCCGCGCTGGACAAGGCGTGGAAGTGCGCGCGGCAGCCCGGCCAGCGGGACAAGGTGGCGCGGCGGGCGCGGACGTTCGCCGAGGGCTATGACGCCGACCTGGTGATGAACACCTACTGGAAACCCGTGCTGGAGATGCTGGAGCAGATGACCGGCGCGGTGCGGGTGCGGGCGCCGGGCAACGGCGCGAGCGTGCCGCTGCCGACGGTGGAGGCGGACGGGCTGCGGTGGCTGGCGCGCGGCCCGCACACCGACGACTGGATCTCGGTCGGGCATGAGGACGCGCTCGCCCCGGTGCTGGACGCGCTGCTGCCGGCGGGCGGGGTGCTGGTGGACGTGGGCGCGCACGTGGGCCGGTGGGCGCTGCGGCTGGCCGCCAAGGCGGCCCGCGTGGTCGCGGTGGAGGCGAACCCGGACACGGCGGCGGCGCTGCGCTACCACCTGGCCCTGAACCAGATCACGAACGTGGCGGTGGTGGAGGCGGCTGCGTGGGACGTGCCGGCCCGGCTGGTGCTCGCCGACCACAACCGGCGCGTCACGGGCGGGTCGACCCGGACGCTCGAACGCGGCGAGACGGACGGCGGGGTGGAGGTGGAGGCGCTGCCGCTGGACGCGGTGCTCGCCGAGGAGCCGCGCATCGACCTGGTCAAGCTGGACGTGGAGGGCGCGGACCTGCAAGCGCTGTGGGGGATGCGCGGCACGCTGGAGCGGCTGCGCCCGGTGCTGTTCATCGAAGATCACTCGATTTACGGCTACTACGCGCACGCCGACCTGGTGGGGCTGCTGGACAAGCTGGGCTATGACGGTGAGCCGTTCACCGCGCACCTGGCCGGGGGGAGCACCGCGCCGTACGTGATCGCCCGCCCGCACCGCGAGGACGGCCCGTGACGGCGTGGTGGGGCGACGACGGGCTGCTCACCGCGCCGGTAGCTGAGGCGATGCGGCGCGGCGCCAGCCAGGACGCGTGGGAACTGGAGCAGGCGCTCGGCCTGATCGCCTTGCTGGCGCCGCGCACGCTGGTGGAGATCGGCTGCGACCGGGGCGGCGCGCTGTACGCGTGGCGGAGCGTGGCTGAGGTGGTGATCGGTATCACGCTGGCCGATAACTCGTACGAGACGGGCGGGTCGGGGCTGGCGCTGGACCCGCCGCCGGGCTCGCGCCTGATCGTCGGCGACAGCCACGCCCCGGCGACCCGCGCGCTCTTGCTGGATGCGCTGGTGTGCGCGGAGAACCCGGCGGTTGCGCACGCGGTCGATGTGCTGGTGATCGACGGCGACCACACCGAGGCGGGGGTGCTCGCCGATCTGGTGATGTACGGGGCGCTGGTGCGCCCGGACGGGCTGATCTTGCTGCACGACATCACCAGCACCAACGACCCGCGCGCCGAGGTGCACAAGCTGTGGCCGCATCTGGCGCCCCGGTTTGAGACGGCGGAGATCCGCAACCCCGACGGCGGGTTCGGATGGGGCGTGATCCACGTCCGCGACGGTGACCGATTCGAGGAGGCCGACGGTGGCTGATGAGCAGGCGCCCAGCTTGGAGTATGGGCCGAACCCGGCGGTGTCCGCCCAGGCGGGCCTTGACCAGCGCGGCGGCCCGCAGTTCTCACAGCACGACTACGACCCGGCGGGGTTCTCCCCGCACAGCGACGGCACTACGCCGCCCAAGGCGAAGGCCAAGGCCAAGGCCAAGGCTGAGGACGAGGCACCGGCCAGGCAGCCGGCGCCGCCGCCGAGCCCCACGCCGGCTGAGGACAAGACGGCGCCCGCCAAAGAGCCCGAGCCGGCGCCGCCGCCGAGCAAGACCGCGCCGGGCAAGACGCCGCCACCGGAGCCGCATCACCGCAGTTCGGGCGGCCGGGCGGGGCACCGGCCGTGACCGCGTACCTGCTGGAGGCATACCAGGAGTGGGCGTGCCCCAACTGCGGCCTGTCTGAGCGGGTGAAACCGCCGGTTCCGCCGAACGGCGCCCGGTTCCACACCTGCCCGCGCCTGCACTACCTGACCGCGCCGATGGTGCTCGCCGGCTCGGACTGCAAGGTGACGGCCGTGGAACGCGGCGACTACCTCAATGGGGCCGAGCAGCGCACCGGGGACGACGGCCGGCCGTACATGGCGGTGGTGACCGAGCGGGCGGACGGGAGCAACGACGCGGCCGTGTTCGCTGAGGTCGCGGTGGCCCACCTTGGAGGCATCCGGTGAGCGAGCCAGAGAACGAGCCCCCGGCGGTGTACGTGCACGCCGAGCCGGCAGCCGCAGCGGGCGGCTCCGGGCCACAGCAGGAGCCCGCCGAGGGCGGGGATGAGGAGAACGGCGATGCCCTGGACTGACAGCACCCCGACCAGCCGCATCTTCACGCAGGCGCTGCTGAACCCGCTGCTGGGCCGGGCCTGGTCTACCGCCGCGCCCACGACCTACGCCAACCTGTCGGCGGACGACGTGCGGGCGGCGCTGTTCAACAACTCGGTGAGCCCCGACGCGAGCGCGGCGGTGGCAAACACCGGGTTCAACACCGGCACGTGGCTGACCGCCAACCAGGTCACCGACGCGACGAACTGGACTTCGCCGGGGCGGGCGCTGGGCACCAAGACATTCAGCGTGAGCGCGGCCGGGGCGCAGACCACCCCGTCCACCGTGTCCTTCGGCGCGGCGAACACCGCCGGCGGCGGCAACGTGACGATCGCCAACGCGTACGGCGCCCTGGTGCACGACAACACGATCACCGCCGGGACAGTGGCCGCGCAGGGCATGTGCTTCAACTACTTCGGCGGCAGCCAGGGCGTCACGGGCGGCACGTTCACGATCGTGTGGGACGCCACCGGGGTGCTCAAGGTCACCAACTGAGGTGATGCCCCGGTGGCCACCACCCTGACGAACTCGCTGGAAGGCGTCACCCCCTCGGGCACGACGCTGACCGCCGGGGCGGGCGGCAACACCGGCACCGCGCCGGACAGCTTTTTCGACACGGTCAACATCGGGACCGGCGCGACGAACGCCTCCGACTCGGCGCAGGCGGCGCACGGCTCGCTGTCGCTGAAGATCGCTACCGGCGCGACGGCGGCGACCTCCTATGTGGCGTGGGCCGCGTCGTTCCCCACCGTGACGATCGCCTGGTACCGGCTGTACATGTTCCTGGCCGCGTACCCGACGGCCGGCAACCCCCGGTTCATCGGCGCGCAGAACAGCACCGCCGCGATCATCGGCTCGGTGCGGCTGAACAACAACACCGGCACGATCAGCGTGCAGAACTCGGCCAACGCGGTGATCGCCGGCATGACCACCACCAACGCGGTGCCGCTGAACGCGTGGTGCCGGATCGAGGGCTACTTCAACGCCACGGCCGGGGTCGCTGAGATCAACCTGTTCCTGGCGCCGGACTCGGCGACCGCCACCGAGACGCTGACCTCGGCGGGCGGGCAGTCCCTCGGCGCGAACGTCGCGCAGTTCCGGTTCGGCCAGTCCGGCGGCGCGACCGCGAACTACGGGCCGCACTGGTACGACGATCTCGGCATCTCCGACACGGCCTACCTCGGCCCGGCGGTGCCGGCGGGGGGGCTGCTGCCGCAGCAGATCAGCATTCGCCGGCCGGCGGTGCCGGCCGGGCGGGCGGCGCACGCCGCTGTCTACGGGAGGTGACATGGCCGCGCTGGGGAATGATCAGTGCCGCAAGGTGTTCGAGGACACCGGGCCGCGCAAGTGGGCGCTGTTCGGCCTGTACAACGTCACCTCCGGCGACACGATCGACATGGCCGCGCTGACGTTTTTCACCAAGGTGAATCAGGCGATGGTGATGGGCTGCACCGTCACCGGCACCGCCACCGCCGGCGCCGCCGGTGCGGTGATCACCCTCCCGGCGGGGCTGGCCGGCGACTCGGCTTATCTGCTGGTGGACGGGATTCCGGTCTGATGAGTGAGTACATCGCCGCGCCCCGCGCGACGACGGCGCCGTTCATGCCGGTCGTGGTGGCGCTGGTCGGCGGCACGGCCAAGACGGTGCTGCAAGTGGCCACCCCCTCCACGACCGACATTTTGATCTTGGGCTGGTCGCTGAGCTTCGACGGCGCGTCCGGCACGGCGGTGCCGGTGATCTGCCAGCTTGTGGACACCGACGTGGCGGCCACCGTCACGGCGCTGACGCCGGACCTGTACGGCAACAGCCAGCAGCCCGCGAGCCTGTGCGTGGGCGGCACGGCGGCGACCGGCTACAACGCCAGCGCCGAGGGGACGATCACCAACGTGATCACCGCCGACCAGCAGCACGTGCACCCGCAGGCGGGGTACGGGATCTGGTTCCCCGAGGGCGGGCGCAAGCGGGTCGCGCCGTCGCGGTTCCTGCGGCTGCGCTGCCAGGCGCCGGCGGGCGTGAACGTCATCCCGGAGATCTACTGGGCCGAGCCCGCCGTCTAGCCAGGGGAGGCCGCTATGGCATCCTCGGCGCTGCTGCGGCGCGGCCCCGGCGTGCCGGTCATCCCGGCGCAGGCGGCGGCTGCGGGCACGGGGAACGCGGGCGCAGCCGCCGGCCTGGCGTCGGCCCCGGCGGCGGTGGCGGCGCTCGCGGTGAACGCGGGTGTGGCCACCGCGTCGGCGTCGGCCCCGGCCGCCACGGCGGCGGCCACGGCGGCGGCGGGCGCCGCCGCGGGCCTGGCGGCGGTGACGGCGGCCAGGGCGGCGGCAGCCACCTCCGCCGGGCCGGCCACGGCGCAGGCGGCTGCCCCCGCCGCCACGGTGAGCACCGTCACGGCGGGCACCGGCAGTGCGGCGGCAGCGGCGGCCACCGCCTCGGCCCCGCCGGGCGGGGCGTCGGCGGGGATCACGGCGGGTGCACCCACTGGGCTAGCGCGGGTGACAGGCGCGACGGCCGCAGCCACGGCGGCTGCGGCCGCCGCCGCTGGGCTCGCGCAGGTGAGCGCGGCCACCGTCGCGGCCACCGCCCCAGCGGCCGGGGCCGCTGGGGCCGGGCAGGTCACGGCCGCCCGCGCGCAGGCCACCGCCACGGCGGCTCCCGCTGCCTCGCTCGCCCTGGTGAGCGCCGCCACGGTGGCGACGGCGGCGACCGGCACCGCGAACGCGGGAGCCGCCGCCGCCACGGCCACCGCACCCGCCGCCGTAGCGGCCGTGGGGGTGCTGCCCCGCGCGGCGCAGGCCGACTCGTACGCGGCGATGAGCCGGGGCTACACGGCGGGGATGCTGGCCCGCAACGACCTGGTGTACTCCTCGCAGATCTTCTGGTCGCACCTGCCGGCCGGCGGCACCCCGGCGCTGGGCACCAACCCGACGGCGCAGGCGTCGGCGCGGACCCTCGGCTACCGGGGCGTCCGGTTCCAGGGGCAAAACCTGCCGGCCACGCTCGGGGGCACCGGCACAACCGGCGCGTCCTACTCGCCGGCGAACTGGGCTAGCTCGCTCACCACGCTGGTGTACACCCTCGGCGGGATTCCGCTGCCGGTCGGGCTGCCGCCGACCGGGACGCCGAACTGGCCGGGCGGCACCGATGTGGTGGTGGACGCGTCGGGCCTGACCGCGACGGGCTACGCGTTCTGGCAGTGGATCGTCACGAACTCGGTGGGCTACAGCCAGCTTTTCGAGGTGTGCAACGAGCCGACGAACTACGGCTCCACGTTCGGCTGCACGACGGTGCAGAACTACTTTGACATGTTCTGGGTCAACGTCCCGAAGCTGAAGGCGTGGGCGCGGGCGCAGGGCTACCCGGAGATCTATGTGGGCGGGCCGGCGCTGTCCGGCGGCGAAGCGTTCAAGATCAACGGGATGCAGACGTTCCTGCAACTGTGCCTGGCCCAGTACGCGATCGACGGGAACCCGGACTGGATTCCCAAGTTTGTCTCCGGGCACTTCTACGGCGGCGCGGGCGTCACCAGCAACAACACGCCCGCCTACCTCACCACGGCGGGGACCGACTTTGACACGGTGCGGTCGTGGATCGCGGCGAACGTGCCGGCCCAGTTCGATGTCAAGGTCGCCATCTCGGAGTACAACTACAACGCCCAGGCCAACGCGGGCACGGACTACACCAGCGCGTCCGCGATGAGCGCCTACTACAGCAACTTCTTTACGATGGCCACCACGGCCGCGCCCGACGGCAAGCAGCGGCTCTGGTTCGCCAGCGAGTTCTGTATCGAGTCGGCGGGCACCAACCTGTTCCTGCTGGACTCCGCCGGGGCGGTCGGCGTCCCCGGCGCGGCGTACCAGTCGTATGCGACGGCGGCCCCGGTGCAGGCCGGCGGCGTGTTCGGCGCGACGGTCACCACGATCCCGGCGGTGCAGGCCCCGGCGGGGGTGGCGGCGGCGGCGGCGTCGGCGCCGGCGCCTGCCATGGGCCAGGCCGGTGCGGGCGGCGCCACGGCGGCTGCGCCCGCCCCGGTCACCGCCGTCACCGTGAACGCGGGGGTAGCTGCCGCGCTGGCGGCGGCCCCGGCCGCTGGGCAGGCCGCTGCCGCGCTGGCCGCACCGGCCGCGACGGTGGCGGCGGCGCCGGCGGGCAGCGCCACGCTGGCGGGCTTGCCAGCGGCGGGAGCGGCGTCCGCGCTGGCGCAGGTGAACGCGGGACGGGCCGCGATCGGCCCCGGCGCGGCGGTTGCGGCGGGAGTGGCCGCCGCGCCGGGTACCACGTTCACCTATGCCCCGGCGGGCGCGGCGAGTGCGGCGGCGGCGGCGGCGGCCCCGGTCATCCAGACGACCGGGGTGACGAACGCGGCGGCGGCGCCGGCGGCGGCCCTGGCGGCGGCACCGGCCTCCGCCGGGCTGGGCGCGGCCACGGTCACCGCCGCGCCCGCTACCGGGACGGCGGCAGCCGGGCTCGGCCAGGGCTTTGGAGCATCGGCCCCGGCGGCGGGCGCGGCTGCCGCCACCGCAGCGGCCCCGGCGGCGGGCATCGGCCAGGCGGCGAGCGCGGCGGCGGGCGCGGCCAGCGCCTCCGGCCAGGCGGGGACCGCTGTCGCGGCCCCGGCGGCGGGCGCGGGTGTGGCCACCGGCCAGGCGCAGGCCGGCGCCGGCTCGGCGGGCGCGGCGACCGCCGCCCCGGCGGGGGTGGCCACGGCGGCTGCCGCCGCGACGGGCGCGGCGGCGGGAGCGGGGGGACTGGCTGCTGCGGGAGCGGCGGCGGCGCAGGGCTCGGCGGCCTCGGCCACGGCGGCGGTAACCGTGGCCGGTGGGGCGGCAGCCGGGGCCGGCGCGGCGCCTCCGGCCGCAGCGGGCGCGGGTGTGTTCGCCACGGCGCAGGTGGCCGCTGCCTCAGCGGCGGCGCCGGGCGTGCTCCGGCAGATTCAGCCGCCTGCCGGCGCGGCTGCCGCGTCCGCTCCGGGCGCCCTGGCGGCGGTCACGGTCCTCGCTGGCGTGGCCGCCGCCACGGGCTCGGCGCCCGCTGTGGCGATGGCCTCCACCCGCGCGGCGGCGGTGGCGGCGGCGGCGGCCTCGGCTGCCGGGCCGTCGTTCGTCCTCACCGCGAACGCGCACGCGCTGGCGGCGCTGGCGCAGGCGGCGGCGCAGGGCGCGGGGGTGGTGACGGCGATCCCGCCGTCGTTCGCCATCTCGGCGGCCAGCGGCGGCCCGCTGGTGGGTGCGGCCGTGGCGAGTGATGTGCCGGTGGGCTCGGTGACTGCCGGAGGCGGGAGCCCGCTCGCGGTCACGATGGGCGCCGACCCGCTGTACTCAACAACGTCAGGGAGCCCGTGATGCTGAGCCCAGGCCAGGTGTACCGGACGCGGCTGACGGTCGGCGACGGTTCCACGTCGGCCTCCACGGTGGCGCTGACGATCACCAAGCCGGACGGGACGGCGGTCACCCCGGCCCCGGTGCCGGTGAACAGCCCGCCGTCGTCAGGCAGCTACTACTACGACTACCTGCTGAGTATGCCGGGGCTGCACAAGTTCGCGTGGGTGACGCAGGGGCCGGGGACGGCGCCGACGCCGGAGTACATCAACGTCCGCAGCTTCATCTCCATCGTGTCGATGGCCGAGGTCAAGGCACATCTGAATAAGACGACCACCACCGACGACGATGAGCTATCCGCCTACCTGATGGCGGCCACCGAACTGGTGGAGGACCGGGTCGGGATCTGCGTCGCCCGCTCGTTCACGTGCGAGGTGGACGACGGCCAGTGGGCGCTGGTGCTGCCGTACCGGCCGGTGATCAGTGTGCAGTCGGTGACTTCGATCTGGCCCGGTGGCCCGTCGTGGGCGGACCCGAGCCTGTTCGTGGTGGACGGCGAGGCGGGGATCATCCGGCTGGCCGCGATGCTGCCGTTCTGGTGGGGGCCGTGGACGGTGACGCTGACCGCCGGGCGGCAGCAGATCGCCGAGCGGTGGATTCACGCGGTGAAAGAGCAGATCCGCCACCTGTGGGAGACCCAGCGCGGGTCGATGCCGCCGGCGCTGCTCCAGGGTGAGGAGGTGTTCGCCTCCACCACGGGGTTCACGTTCAGCGTGCCCCGGCGGGTGCTGGAGTTGCTGGAGACCGACATGGTGCCGTCGTCATGACGGCGGGGTCGACCCTGCCCGCTGCGGTGGCGGTGCTGGTCGCCGACTTTTCGGTGATCGCCCTGGACGGCGAGGTGCGCGACGGCCCGCAGGTGGGCGACACCGAGGCACGCGAGGTGATCAGCGTCGGGTACATCGGCCCCGACGATGACGCCTCGGCGGAGGCGACGCTCGCCTCCGGCGGCCTCGGCGGCCCGCCGGCCGGGCTCGCCGAGACGTACCAGGTGCACTGCGCGGTCGCGGTGTCCTCGGGCAACGAGGACGTGCGGGCGACGCGGGAGCGGGCGTTCGCCATCTTCGCCGAGTGCGCGCAGCGGCTCGCCGCCGACGGCACGCTGCACAACACCGTGGCCGACGCCTCGCTGTCTACCTGGCAGTTGCGGGAGGACATGACGACCGGCGGGATGGTGGCCCGCATCCGGTTCGACGTGTCGGTCCAGGCGTGGGCCGGCCGCTGATCACACCACATTGAGGGAGGGCCAGGGATGGCCGCTTACACGTTGCAGGCGTTCCCGCACGCGGGCGCGGCAATCACCTACACCCAGCCCGCGACGGGCACGGCCAACACGGCGGTGTGCGGCCAGGACTGCGCGCTGCTGATCAAGAACGGGTCGGGCTCGCCGATCACGGTGACGCTCGTGGTGCCGCCCGTCAAAACCTTCGACGGGCTGGTGCTGCCGAACCGGACGTTTTCGGTGGCGGCGGGCGCCGACGCGATCATCCCGCTGATCGACGCCGACTACACCGACCCGGCCACCGGGCTGTGCACGTGGGGCGTGTCGGCCAACACCACGGTCGTCGCGGCCGAGATCACCACGTCTAGCTGAGGGAGGCCGTCATGGGCACGCCACTGGAACCGGGGTGGGTGCGGATCATCCACGAGGAGACCGGCGGGATCACCGAGGTGCACCGCGACGGGCTCCAGGCGTACTACCAGAGCGGCTGGGCGCTGCTCACGGCGGACAACGCGCCGCCGGCGCAGGAGGCGCCGCCGGAGCCTGCGCCGGCGAGCGAGGCGCAGGTCGCCGACAAGCGGGCCGCGCGGGCCAAAAAGGCCGCAGCGGCGGAGGACGACAACAAGCCGGCCGAGCAGGCTGGGAAGGAGTGAGGGCAGATGGCGCCTCCACCGCTGAACGTCACGTCGCGGTACCTGCCAGAAGGCACCCGCAAGGTGTATTGGGTGCCGACGATCGCGGTTCAGGCGAGCCCGACGCGGGCGGAACTGAACGCGGGCATCGACCTGAGCGCGGAGATCTTCGATGTCACCGGGTTCTCGGTCACCTCCAACTCCATCGAGGTGCCGGACTTGTCGTCCCGGTTCACCGCGAAGATCCCCGGCCTGATCGTCGCCGATGACAGCGCGCTGGTGATCTACGCCTCGCAGAACTCCAACGACGTGCGGACGGTGCTGCCGCGTGACACGGCGGGGTTTGTGGCGATGCTGTGGGAGGGCGATGTCGCGGGGCAGAAGATGGACATTTTCCCCGTCAAGATCGCGGCCACGTCGATCCTGACCCCGATCGGGGACCCGGCGCGGATCAACGTGGCGATCACGATCACCAAGGTGCCGTCGCAGAACGTCGTCATCCCGCCGTGATCACTGGCTTGCCCGCCTGACACCCGGAGACCGGCGCCGGGGGTGTGGCCCCGTGCCCTAACGGGGCGCGCGTGTCCCAGCGAGGAGGAGCTATGGCACTGCTGTCACGGGAGCAGATTTTCGCGGCCGAGGACCGGCCGGTGGAGGAGGTCGAGGTCCCCCAGTGGGGGGGCTCGGTGCGGGTGCGCGGCCTGGACGGGCGCGGCCGGGATGAGTATTTCGCGTCGATGACGACGATCCGCCGCCCCGGTGACCGGCCGACGATGGACACCGCCAACGCCACGGCCAAGCTGGTCGCCCGGTGCATCGTCGGCGACGGCAACGAGCCGATGTTCACCCAGTCCGATGTGCACGCGCTGGGGGAAAAGTCCGGCGTCGCGCTGGACAAGGTGTTCACCGTCGCGCAACGGCTGTCGGGGCTGAGCGAGGAGGACATGGCCGAACTGGGAAAAGCCTCCGAGAGCACCCCGAACGGGCGTTCTACTTCCGGCTCGCCCGCGACCTCGGGTGCACGGTCGAAACCCTCCTCGCCGTGATCTCCTCCCGCGAACTGGGGGAGTGGATCAAGTTCTACGAACTGGAGGAGGAGCAGGGCGCGGGGGCGCGGGCCGAGGGCCGCAGCGGGCGGCGGAACCTGAGGGGGCTGTCCAGTGCCGGCTGACTACATCACCGGGCCGGGGCCGGCCGAACTCAAGGCGCTGGCGCTTAAGCTGCGGGCGCAGTCCGACGGCAAGGCCAAGAAGATGCTGCGGGACCGGCTGAAAGAGGCCGCCCGGCCGGTGGCCGACGACGTGCGCGCCTCGGCGCTGGCGATGCCCGCCCGCAAATACCCCGACCGGGGGCTGCGGGCGGAGATCGCCGCGACGGTGAGCGTGTCGGTGGCGATCACCCGCACGGGGGTGCGGATGAACGTGATCTCCTCGGGCCGCAAGATGCCCGAGGGCAAGCGGAACCTCAACGCCTACACCGACCGGCCGCAGGGCTGGTCGCACCCGGTGTTCGCGCAGGGGCCGAGGTTCCACATGGGCCGTTCGCACGCCCGCCGGTACGCGCACCGGCCCCGGTTCCTGGTGCCGATGGTGCACATCGGGAACTGGACGTGGGTGAAGCAGGTCGAGGCGCCGCGCTGGTTCGAGCGGGGCGCGTCCGGCGCCGCCGCCGACGCCAACGAGGCGGGACGGCGGGCGCTGGAGGACATCAAGCGGGATCTGGAATAGGAGGCGGCCGTGAGCGACATGCTGGCGCTGCGGCTGGAGTCGCTGGCCGCTGACTGGCAGGTGCGCCGGTTCAACCCGAACCACGCCCCGCCGGGCGCAGGCGGCGGCCAGTTCACCTCCGGCCCGCAAGGCGGCGCGCAGGCGGCCAAGCAGCAAAAGCCGCAGCGGGCGGCGAACGCCCGCGCCGCGCGGGCCAAGGGGAACCTGCTCAAACGGGCGCGGGCCGACGACGCCGAGGCCGGCAAGCTGGAGGGCCAGCTAAAGGGGCTGCGCGCCCAGCAGGCGCAAGCGCTCGCGGCGGCGGGCCGGCACCGCACGGCCAAGGCGCACCACGCCAAGCAGCACAAGGCGGCCCGCCAGCACCACATCAAGGCCCACCACGCCAAGGCGGTGGCGCATCACACCTCGGCGGCGGCGACGGCGGCGGCCACGGCGGCTGCGCTGGGCGGGCAGATCGCGGGGCTGGTGAAGCGGATCGACTCGCTGCGGGCACAAGCCAAGGCGCTGCGGGCGCAGGCCGCCAAGCTGTAGCCCGCGCGGCCCCACACGGCCACTTGACACGATCGTCCGCCCCTGGCGGCCCGTGAGATCCCCCTGCCGGGCGCGGGCCTCCAGGGGCTTTCTAGCGTCCCCCCAGAGGCGACGCAGGAGGGAGGCGGCACCGCCGTGGCTACCACCCTCAGTTTCATCCTGCTGGGCAACGCGACCAGCCTGGAACGGGCGTTCGGCGACGCCACCCGCTCGGCCGACCAGACCTCGCGGGCGATCGACCGGAACAACTCGGCGATGCGCCGCCACCGGACCGAGTCCGACAAGACGGCCCAGCACGTGAGCACGCTGTCGGGGATCATCTCCGGGTTTGGTGACGTTTCCACCGCCGCGTCCAAAAAGCACAACATGCTCGCGCGGGCCATCGCGGGCCTGTCGCTGGCCACCGGGCCGGCGGAGTTCGCCATCTCGGCGCTGGTCGGCACGGTCGGGTCGCTGGCCGCCGGGCTGACGGCCGCCGGGCTCGGCGTCGCCGCGTACGGCGCGGCGTTCTTGCCGATCATGTCGCAGACGACGGCGCTGATGAAAAAGCAGGCCGCCGCCGCGTCCGGCGGGACGGCGGCGGTGAAGGCGTATGACAAGGCGCTGGCGGCCTCGCCGCCGGCGATCCGGGCGTTCGCCAAGGAACTGCAAGGGGTGGACAAGCAGTGGAAGGCGTGGTCGATCTCGCTGGCTAAGCCGGTGCTGGCGCCGGTCAACGCGGCGCTCAAGCTGGTCGGGCCGCTGCTCAAGCTGATGACGCCGTTCGTGAAGCAGGCCAGCGCCGGGTTCACCGAGCTAGTGCGGCAGATGGGGACCGGCATCCGCTCCACCGGGTTCAAGGAGTGGCTGCAAGCGATGCTGCCGCTGGTGCAGCCGGTGATCATTCAGCTTGGCGTAGCCATCGGGCACATCGTGACCGGGTTCGGCGGCATCGTCAAGGCGTTCGCCCCGTTCGCCACCGGGGTGCTGACGGGGCTGGACAACATCACCGGCCGGTTCGCGGCGTGGAGCCGCGACCTGAGCCGGCACAGCGGGTTCCAGAAGATGCTGGATCAGTGGATCAACGACTGGCCGCTGATGAAACAGGCGCTTGAGTCCCTGGTGAAGATCGTTTTCAACATCGCCAAGGGCTGGGCGTCGATGACGGTCGGCGGCAACTCCAAGCTGATGTGGGAGATTGCCAACCCGCTGCTGGCGCTGGCGTCATCGAAGTACCTGACGGGCAACCAGGGGCTTGTGGCGCTGTTCACCTACATCTACCTGATCTCCAAGGCGGCCGGCCCGCTCAAGAAGGTCTTTGACGGGCTCAAGTCCGGGTGGGGGACGATCCAGAACGTCCTGTACATGCTGACCGGCGGCAAGTTCGGCAAGTCGATGCAGACCCCGGCGGACACGATGCTGCTGGCGTCGCGGAACATGCAGAAGGCGGCCGACACGATGGCCGGCGCGTCCGGGCTGGGCGCGGCGGAGGGCGGCGGCGCGGCGGGCGCGGGGGTCAAGACGGCCGAGGGCGCGGCGGGCGGCGCGGCGATCGGGCGGATACTGCGCACCGGGGCGCTGCGGTGGGGCGTGCGGCTGGGCATCGGCTGGGCGGTGACGGAACTGATCGTCAAGCCGGTGCTCCAGTCGATGCCGACCAAGGGCGGCAACTGGTGGGACGCGCCGTTCGGCACCCAGAAGGGCAAGGGGCCGTTCAACTCGTGGCGCGACCTCGGTCATCTTGTGCTCGGCGGGTTCTGGCAGGGGATCAGCGACAAGTGGGATGAGTTCTGGAAAAACGTGTCCGCCATCCCCGGCAAGATCATCGGGATTTTCACCAAGGACTTCGGGATCACCTCGCCGTCCACGGTGATGCACCGCATCGGGTGGGAACTGATCTCCGGGCTGTACAAGGGGATCACCGACCGGATGGCCGGGATCTTCGCGTGGGTGAACCGGTGGATCGTCCACCCGCTGGTCGGGGCCGTGAAGGGGCTGCTGGGGATCAAGTCGCCGTCGCAGGTGTTCCGCGACATCGGCTGGCAGTCGATCTCGGGGATGTTCGCGGGGATCATCGCCCGCATGGCCGGGATCGCCGGGTGGGTGAACCGGTGGATCGTCCACCCGCTGGTGTCGGCGGTGAAGGGGCTGCTGGGGATCAAGTCCGCCTCGCAGGTGTTCCACGACATCGGGTGGGAGTCGATCTCGGGGATGTTCGCCGGGATCATCGACCGGATGGCGCCGATCATGTCGTGGGTGAAAAAGTGGATCGTTGACCCGCTGATCGGCGCGGTCAAACGGTTCTTTGGGATCAAGTCCCCGTCCACGGTGTTCTACGGCATCGGCCGCAACCTGACGCTGGGGCTGCTCGGCGGCCTGGCCAGCAGCCACCCGCACAACTTCATCCAAAAGATCTTCGGCGGGATGCCGGCGGCGCTGGGCCGGATCGTGATGAAAGGGCTGATCCCCGCGTCGGGGCTGCCGAAAAAGGCGATGGACGCGCTGGGCAAGCTCGGCGGCTGGTTCCAGTCGTGGTGGGACAAGCTGTTCGGCGGCGTGGTCGGCTGGCCGTTCCCGACTAAGAGCCTGAGCCAGCTACGCCGCGTGGACGAGGGCCAGGACATGCAGTACCCCGGCTCCACCCCGGTGCCGATCCGGGCCATCGCGTCCGGGCGCGTCGTCACCCTCGGCCCCGACCCCGGCGGGTTCGGCATGGCCTACCCCGGTGAGATCTTGGACCGGGCGATTCAGGGGTTCCGCGAGATCTACTACGGGCACGTGTTCCCGCAGCCGGGGATCAGCGGCAAGCATGTGATGGCCGGGCAGACGATCGCCCACACCGGGGGCGCGACCTCCGGCGGCGACGCGGCGGGGCTGCCGAACTGGCTGGAGCTAGGGTTCTGGCCGCCGTCGTGGGCGAACGGGCCGCTGATGCACCGGGTGCTGACCGCGACGCACGGGCTGCTGGGCTTCGGCGCCCGGCTCGGCGCCGGCCCGTCGGGGGCGTGGACGCTCGGCGGCCTGGAGGGGCTGTGGGGCCGGGCGGGCGGCCCAAGCTGGGCGGCGCACGTGGCGGGGGCTGTCGCGCTGGCCGAGTCCGGCGGCAACCCGAAAGCGCACAACCCGTCGGGCGCGACCGGGCTGTGGCAGATCCTCGGGCAGGTGTTCCCCGGCAACCTGTGGGACCCCTACATCAACGCGCGCAACGCGGTCCGCAAGTTCTACCAGGCGGGCGGGTTCTCCCCGTGGGTGACCTATGACACCGGGGCGTACCGGCGGTTCATGGCCGCCGGCGGCGCGATCGATGAGCCGATCGCCGGGCTGGGGCTGCGCACCGGGACGCGGTACACCTTCGGCGAGGCCGGGCACGAGCAGGTGTCCAGCCAGGCCGATCTCAAGACGGTGGCGGCGCTGCTGGCGGCGGTGCTGGCCGAACTGCGGCTGCTGAACGGCCACGCCGCCGTGAACCCCGGCCGCACAGGGCAGGCGGTCGGCGCGGCCCTGAACCGGGCAGCGGGCGCGGCTGCGCTGGTGAGGTGAACCGTGGCTGATTCGCTGGTGGTCGCCGGGCAGATCGAACTGCTGGGCGCCGTGGGCGGGGTGCCGTCGCTGATCCCGGCGTGCGCCGGGGCGGTGTTCACCCTGGCCGACCCGTACGACATGGGCGCCCCGCAGCCGGTGGTGGACCTGCTCGCCGGGGGGCTGCTGGACGGGGAGCGGCCCATCGGCCGCCGGTCGTCCAACCGGACGATCTCGCTGAACGTGAAGATCGCCGCGCCCGACCGGGGGACGCTCGCGGCGGCGCGGGAGGTGCTGCTGCAACTGTGCGATGAGGACTTCTGGCAACTGATCTGGACCCACGACGGCGGCCTGCCGCTGGTGTTCGACTGCTTCCGCGCGCTGCCCGCCCAGCCGGCCAACGCCCTGTTCGAGGAGCAGGGGCTCGTGTCGCGGCTCATCGTGTCGTTCCCGGCGCTGCCCTACGGCCGGTCGGATGTGGCGGTGCCGGTGGCGCTGACGGCGCCGAGCCAGTATTTCGATATCCCGCTGGCCCCGGTGACGCTGGACAACTACGGCACCGCGACCAACTGGCTCGGGCAGGCGAACACGGCCGGCGGGGCGGACGCGTCCACGTTCGAGGGCGGGATCGCCAACTGGGTCGCGGCGGGGAACTGCACGATCGCCCGGACCACGGCGCAGGCGCACGCCGGCGTGGGGGCGCTGGCGATCACGGCCACGGCCGCCGCGACGATGGCGGCGGCGTCGTGCGCAGCCGCCTCGGTCGTGGATAACCCGCCGGCGGCGCCGTCTCAGGCGATGGCGTGCCTGCCGGGCGACACGGTCAGCGTCGGCGGCTGGTTCCGCGCCGCCACCACCGGCCGGGCCAGCAACGTCGGCGCGGACTTCTACGACGGCACGGGTGCGTTCATCTCCACGCTGCGCGGCGCGAACATCACCTCGGTGACGACCGGGTGGACGCAGGCCACCGGGGCGGTGACCGCGCCCGCCGGGGCGGCGTGGTGCCGGCAGACGCCGCAGATCGTCACCCCGGCCAGCGGCGAGGTGCACTACTACGACGACGGGTCGATGAACCGGGGGCCGGTGTACTCAGCGGTGGACCCGGCCCAGTGGATCTCCTCCACGGTGACGGCGATCTCGGGGCAGAAGTCGGCCAAGTGGCCACGGGTGAATAACGACTGCCCGACCTATGACCAGACGCTCCCGGCGGCGGTGGACACCACCGGGCGGGCCAAGCTGACGTTCTGGCTGGGCCTGGCCACCACGACGCAGAGCTTCGCCCACTGGCACGAGGGCGCGGTGCATTTCGCGGTGAGCCTGTACGACGCCACCGGCAACGTGATCAGTTTCAGCGACCACCAAAAGTGCATGGCGTCGGCGCTGGACGCCAAGCCGCACTGGCAACTGCTCACCACCCACATCCCCCAAGGGGTGTCCGGGTTCGACTACACCACGATCTCGCGGTACGTGCTGACGGTGTGGAACCTGGTCGGCGTCACCAAGCCGCCGCAGCCGGGTGGCCCGACCACGGCGTTTCAGGTCCTCCAGGCGACGGCGTATTTCGGCCAGTTCCAGGCGGCCGACACCTCCACCGGGTCGCCGGTCAACCGGGGCGCGCTGTACCAGCTTCCGGGGATCATCGGGTCGGCGCGCTCCCCGCTCCAGGTGCAGTGCTCGCCCGGCCAGGCGTCATTCTCATCGACGGCGCTGTTCACCACGGTGGGCTCCAACAACTGGCCCGGCCCGGCCGGGGTGACGGTGGTGGACAAGGCCGAGTCGTGGGCGGGCAGCGGCGGCGGGGCGTCCGGGACGACGCTCGGCGGCAACCCCGGCGGCGGCGCCGGCGGCGGCGGGTACGCGCTGAAAAAGGCGGTGCCCGTCACCCCGGCGACGGTGTATCACCCGTTCGTCGGCGCGGCCGGGACCGGGGACACCAGCGGCGCGGGTGTCAACAACGCCACCGGGGGCGGGGACTCCTATTTCATCGGCGACTCGGGGGCGCAGAGCTACGCGTACGGCGGTATGCGCGGGTGGAAGGGCTCCACGCCCGGCGGCGGCAAGGGCGGCGCGGGGCTCGGGGATGTGGTCAACCCCGGCGGCGACGGCTACCAGGCGAACATCAACAACGTCAACGACGGCGGCGGCGGCGGCTCCTCGGGCGGGCCGGGCGCACCGGGTAACAACGCGCCTGGCCGGGGCGGCGGCGGG